TTCATTTTCTTGATCTCTACTAACATAAAATCATCCTTTTCGTTTTATTTTGTAGTGATAAGATATCTATGTTCTGTTTTTTATCTGAGCGCTCCCGTTTTGTCCGTGTAGCACATCTTTCCGGACTTGTCTACATAGTAGACTTTGCCCCCGGTCCTTACCAGCTCATCTGCAGCCATTGCTCCATTGGCTTTCAGGTAGTACCAGTTCTTTTTCCATTCGATCCAGCCTGTTTTCATCCAACCGCTACCGTCAAAGAAGAACCATACCCCGCCAATCTTTTCCCAATCATTTTTCACATATCCGCCGTCTGCATGACGGTACCACCAGCGGCCATCCCTTACCTGTATCCAGTTGTTCTTTTTGAGATATGCAGATACTGCAGATTTTGTCTTCTCTCCAACACATCCATCCGGATTAACACCCACAAGGCGCTGCACCCGGATAGTCTGTGCCTCTGTGTCTGGCCCGAAATCTCCATCAACATTTACACCGCTGCCGAATGTGTTCAAAATTTTCTGCCATGCTGTTACCGCTGTCCCTGTATCGCCCCTGGACAGCCAGTTTTTGGTATTACCAGATGGAGTATTCCCGGACATTGCACTGCCTGTAATACCGGCTACAATGGCATTTGCCATCCTCTCTGCTGTATACTTTGCGGCATCATTCGTATTATCACAAAAACAGCACTCAATCAACAGGGCTGGGCTGACCGTATGCCGCAGCACATAAAGACTGGGATTTGTTTTTACTCCTCCTCCCCTTTTTGTGTATCCCAGTTCCCCGATCCGGTCTGCGATCCTCTGAGCATAGGATTCGGCGGCAGAGCCCCAGTTATAGATAAATACCTCTGTTCCATGTGCCTGTCCATTGTAGCAGTTGAAATGGATGGACACATCCAGATCCACAGCATGCGCATTACAGTTCGCCACGATCGCGGCAAGATTGCCGTTCACAGTTCCGGAGCTTTCATCCGTACAGTCATAGACTGTATGGCCTGCCGCCTGCAGTTTACGGATCACCAGGTCTTTCACCTTTCGGTCCTCTGATGTTTCGGAAAATATACCGGACGCTCCCGGAACCTTAAAGTTATGTCCTGCATGTACATTGATCTTCATTCCTTTTTCCTCACTTTCTATATTTAAGATTTCCTGATGTATCTTCAGTATCTTCTCCCCGTATCCTTTGCCTGCCGCCCATCCTGTATGGTTTGGGTTCTCCTGTATCCCCAGCCACTCCACATATTCAGCCATCCCGCGTTTTACGAAGTGGAAGCGTGGGTCTACGCATCCCTGTTTTAATGGCTGGTCACAGGCATAGGCTTTTAGGTGCTGGACCTGCGCACGGATCCCCAGCCGTGGACTGGGGAAATTGTTCCCTTTCATTCCGGTGGCGGTCACTCCCATCCCACAGAAATTGTTCTGTTTTAGGCTGACTGCAGACCCGGCGAAGGTAAAATCCCCAGTCTCCAGACAGGATTGTGCAAAGGCGATATCACCTTTTACTCCCTCCGATTCTCCTTCTTCCAGATACAGCGGTATCATATCCAGTACGGACGGCTCCACACTGGGGTTTCTGCTCTTGATATATCTGCGCATCTGCTCTGCCGTGGCAGATGCTCTTCCCATGATCAATACACCCATTTCTTTTCCTTTCTACTCAGAAGAGGACGATCACTCGCCCTCTGGTCCTTCTTCCGTTTCTTTCTTCCCGTCTTTTTTCAACAAGTTCCGCAGCATCTCATAAAAGCCTGTGCTGGCCAGACCGGAGATCATACCGCCCAGAATTACCTCTGCATTAATGCCGCTGCTCATGTTTATGAGGATTGCAATAATAGTCCCCATCGTAAGAGCGGCAAGTGGGATATACCTGTTTTTGATCGCCGGTATCGCGGTCTTGATCACATAGCCCACCAGCAGGCAGATACCTAAGATCACAGGGTTGATATGATCCATTAAAAAATTTAAATCCATTTTATTTCTCCTTCTCTTCTAAGATCGTTATCCTCATCTCATGGTCGTTCAGTTTCCCATCCTGTTCCTCCATATGGTCCCACATCCTTCCATGGGATTTTTGATTTTTTTCCGTCAGCTCATCTACCCCTTCATCCAGACGGTTCAGACGGTCGATGAGCCGCACGATCGATGTATTGAGCTTGATGATCGGCGTCACGATCGACACCCCGAACGCTGCCAGGGCGGTGATCACGCCGAAGACTCCCCATTCCGTCATCTGCCCGGCCCTCCTTTTACGCGGTCCGTTTCCACATATAACAGGTGATGTACGGCGGCAGTGCGTTCGTGGATCCGGTATCTCCGTGTCCATGGCTTCCGCCGCTTCCTGTGTTCCCGATAGTAAGGGATTTTCCCCAGTCACCTCTGTGCTCAGCGCCGGGCTCAGCCTCCAGTAATCCGGTCCGTTGATACCGGAATAAGCCACGGCACAGTCCAGCTTTGTCCCACTGAACACGATATCATGTTTATGGGACGGCATTTCTGCCGTGGTCAGCTTATGGCCCGCAGTCGTATGCTTATGGTCCTTGGCTCCCCCGGTCTTTTCTGCCGTCTTGAAATCCTCATCAGATGCACTGATCCCCACCGGCACTCTCCCTGCCCCCCAGGCGGTCCAGGTCCCCCCAAAGATACTCCCCGGGTTCGTTGCCGCAGTGGACAGATAGATGCTCCCGATGGGATGGAGGGCCAGGAACAAGGCCCCGATCTTCGTCCTTCCGGTCTTGGGGTCCCCAGTCTCCGGGTCCGTCTCTATGATGATGTCATCCGAAAGCTGGATGCTTTTCTGTTCTTCCAGCTCTTTGATCTTCTTTCCTTTTACTTCTGCCATTTCTTTTCCTCCTGACTTCCTGCGCCTCAATGCGGCACATATTCTATGGCGTTCCCCGCTGCGTCCTGCAGCATGTCCCCTGCTGCTTCTTCCACCGGGAACAAGATATCCTCTGCTGTCACCGATATCTGGAAGGTACCGGAAACGGTCACGGTCTGCGGGGTCAGCTTTACGTCTGTGATCTTGATGTTCAGCAAGATTTTACCTTCACCTCCACGCATTCGACAAATGTCTCCATGCCGATCTGGTAGATATACTTTAACAGATACATCCCCGGTCCCGGCGGCTTCACCATGGCCCGCAGCACATGCTTCTCGATGTCTGCTTCCCCGCTCTCCAGAATCTCTCCCGTATACTTCTCAGACAGCTCATATCTCGCTGCCAGGATCCGGAACGGATGGTGGTGGATACTGTGTATCACAATCTGCACCATCCTGGTCTCGCCGGTATCCATCTCATATCTCATGGCCATTTTTTACCTCCTTCCGCATGCTGGCTGTAACAATTCCGCGTAAAAGAGCGGCGGCACCACCTCTGCCTGATAAGGGCAAGGGATCAGGTGCGCGCAGAGGCTGGACGGATCAAACATGAGCAGCCACTTGAGGACGAAGCAGTAGTTTCCCGCATCATCCCATGCCGTGAGCTCCACGATATAGGTCCCATCCAGGTCAGCGGGGACGATGGCTTCCCACACGTCCCCATGTTTCCTCACAAACGCTACATCCCTGCCGTCGACCTTTCCCTCGAGGCGCGCGACCATATCAGTCCGTTACGGTGACGCTGATGATGAAGGTCTTTCCAGCATCTACCGGGTTCGGCGTGAGCACCACATCCGTGATCCTCGGTGCAGTAGTATCCAGGATGACAGTCCTTGTGACAGTCGCCTGTTTTCCGGCCTTATCCGTAGCCACGACCGTTATCGTATTGGTTCCTGCGGCCAAGGTCAATGCCTTGCTGAAGGTACCGTCCTCGTTCACGGTCACCGCTTCTGCGCTGCCGCTGTTGAGCTTGATGGTCACGGTGCACGGGCTGGATGTGACATCATTGGTCTTACCGGCCACGGTGCAGGCTGCCTGATTGGTCTTCAAGCCTTCGGCCGGGCTTGTGATGCTCAGGGTCGGCGGAATGGTATCGATCTTGAAGGTCACACTCTTCTGTGCGGCTGCGTTGCCGTCATGATCCATCGCATCCACCTTGATGGTGTGGCTGCCGTCAGACAAGGCGGCTGTCGGCTTGAAGGTACATTCATATCCGCCTGTGACCTGTGTCTTTGTGATGCCGGCTGTAACAGGCGTGCCGCTGTCGATGGTCACCTTGATGGTATCCGGATTGACGCCGGAATCGTCATCCGTCACCTTGAATGAGATCGTCGGCGTATTGTTGGACAGGTATGCCCCTGCGGTCGGTGCCGTGATGGTGATGATGGGCGCTACCTTTTCTTTTACGGTGAGCCTCAGTTTGCTCCCCAGGGTCGTGTCGGACGCATCTACGGTCGTCACGTTTCCCGCATCATCCGTTGCTTTTACAGTGACCGGGTAATAATGCCCGGACTGGTTATAACTGGACCTGTTGGGAGCGGTGATGGTCGCTTCCCATTTTCCAGATTCACTGTTCTTTGTCAGCGTCACGGTCTGGCCATTTATGATGGCCTGCATTGTTTTTACTGCCATATCTATCCCTCCACTATGATCGTATTTCCCAGTGCTGCCTGGATCTCCTGGATCTCGTTATCCACGGCCTCCGCACTGAAGTCTTTTAACTTTTCGTAGACTGCTTCTGCTCTTTTTGCTGCAGTCTCTGCATTTCCTGCTGCCGTACCCGCTCCTTCAGATGCCGTATCGGCTCTTTCCGCTGCCGTATTGGCCTCTTCGGATGCTGTGTCAGCCTTTTCTGCCGCTGTCTGGGCATTTCCGGCTGCCGTGTCGGCTCTCTCTGCAGAGGTCTCAGCCTTTTCCGCTGCGGTCTGGGCAGCCTCCCCGGCCTTCTCTGCTCTCTGGATGACTGCTTCTGCCTCTTGGATCAGTCTTTCCAGGACGGTGAGCTCATCCTTGCTCTCCACCGAACTGTCCACCAGGGACTTCTGCACCTCCAGGCGGAACAAAAAGCTCGTGACCCTTTCCTGTTCCCGGTACAGCTGGACCTGTCCCAGGCAGGTCCCGGTCTCCGCCAGCATCTGCGGCGTGATCTCGGCGTACACTTCATTCCCATGTATCTCGGCCTCCCTCCAGCAGGACAGGCCGCTGGGCTTCTCGATATAGATCTTCGCGCCCAGCCCCTCCGCAAGGATCATATCCCGCACCTGGAAGCAGGCTTCCCGTCCGCGGTCATCCTGCACCATACAAAGCCTTGCCTGTATCCCCTCCCGGAGGAAGTACACCGGCATCACATGTTCTACCATCTCCTCACTCCTTTCTTCCCGGGATCCACCGGACCAGATATACCCCTGTGGGAGGCGGCGGATCCGGCGGCTTCGGGGGTGCCCCGCCCTGTAAATACCGGCGCACCTCCACAAGCTTTCCGCTGTGGGTATAAGCACTGGCTGTCTTTACCCTGGGGCCGATCCCGGAGCCGTGGCCCACGAACTGATCATCCCCCAGGTACATCTCCACATGGGACGAACTTCCCGGGTCATCGTTCGGCCCCCAGAACACCAGGTCCCCGCGTTTTGCACCGGACTCTTTCTGCATCTCCAGAGAGAACACATCTTCATAGGCCGGGTTATGCCATACCAGCTCCCCATGACCCATCTGGTCCCCGGTCCAGGTGCCGATCTGGATACCGGCCCCCCGCTCGAACGCCTTCCACATCAGGGAAGAGCAGTCCGAGTATCCATTCGGTTCGTCGAAGACGCGCTGCCGCAGGCGCCGTCCTGGGAATAGGTGTTCTTCCCTACACGGCTGAGCACTAACTGCACCACATCTTCCAGCCGCTCCCGCCGTATTGCAGGTTTTCAAACCAGTACCTGGCATTCTGTTTTCTCTTTTCCAGCTCCGGGATCCCGGGTCTCTCATAGTTCTTCATAAAAGCTTCTGCCAGATATTCCGGAGCTTCCCCGGACTGGGTAAAAGCGGTAAATGAAAAAGGAAAGGCTGACGTGGCGATCCACTGCTGGTCATACCGGACTTCCCACAAGATCCGTTCCAGCTGGCCGTTCACGTAAACGGTCGGACTGCTGGTGTCTCCACCCCAGGGGTAGCCGTTCCGGTCAGCCCAGGAGGTATATTCCGTTGCCGGCGTCCACTGCACCAGACCGTACCCTCCAGACATGTTCTCATATTTGAGGTCCTGCCACAGTCCTGGATTCATGGTGGATTCCTGCTCCATGTTCCCCAGGATCCCCGCCACCGCATTCTGGGTCCAGCCATTCCC